ACGTAATGCAATAATAGTTTTACAGAATGGACGAGCACGAGGATACTCCTCAATCATATGTTCTAAAGCTTCGCGATCTGTGGAAATTTTTTGTTTACCTTTAATGTATTTAATTTCTATAGGAAGATTAAGGTATTCATACAGCATAGCTTTTAATTGAACAGGACTATTATGATTCAAGTCCTTATCCCATACTGCATTAGCAAATAGATTAAGCATTCTTTCTAGCTTTAATCTTTTCTTTTGTAAGGGGGCACGTATCATGGTAACTGCCCTCTCATCTACACGTAACCCACGCAACACCATAGATATGGCTGGCCCTAAACAGTTACGTTCAAACTCGTATGTATTTTTTGTATTGTTATCTAATTGTGGGGAAAGTTTATCCCAGATTTCAGTTGTTAAGTTACAATCTAGTCCGCAATAAACCCATAGTATTTGTTCTTGATTAAGTTTTAAATTCTTAATCTCTGTGTTCTTTATTATCCTTGCCACTATCTCTCTCCAATTGTTGCTTATGTAATTCCTCTACTCGTTCTCCTATCTCACGAGCTATTGCCATGTAGGCTGATGCATCCAGGTATGTATCTTCTGTACGCGATCCTTGCTTTAGTCTAGCTATCTTTAGTAAGCACATCATAACTGCTACATCATGTGGACTTATATTAATATTAATGTATGCTGACCATAGGTTTGCTATGTTGACATGGTTAATTAATTTGTCTCCATAATCTACCTGTCTGTCACCATTAACAAGTTCACTTGCTTTTTTTAATAACTCTGAACTTCTCCCTATTTCTGTCATACTCTCCCTCCTTGTATTTATCAAATTCTTTTCTTGCTCTTGCATGGTCAACGGAAGCTAACTCACATACGTTTTTAAAACTTTCGTACTTATAGTTCAACCATTTCTCCACTTCTTTTTTATACTTTAAACCTTCCTCTGATTTTCCTGTGTAAGAATAATCTTGGACGGCTTGGTCAAGAACTGCTCGCCATAAATTGTAGTAGTTCTCTATATCTTTTGAATCCTCTGGCATTGGCTTTACCGAGAATAACTCTGAACGTTTCATGTTTCCTATTCATCTGCTTTGGTACTCTTTGAAAACTTGGCTAGGGTTTTCCAAGCACTCTCATTTGTGTAAATCGAGCCTAAGAAACCTAAACCTTTTTCTTGTTCTGGTTGCAATGAATGTTGGGCATGCATGGTATCGTGTATCGTACCATTAACGTGAATCTTTTGTTTGTGGGCAAGCCAAGACACATCATATAATTGATTTTGTGCAACCTTTACAATCTCTTCGTCTTCCAGGATCTTACGTACCCATTGCCATGCTGCTACTTCTTCAGTAGCATTCCAATAGTTTTGAGTGTCAGTATTCTTGTCACGAAAAGGAACTACGATTGCAGTTCGAGGGTTAGGTGCAAAGCCTATACATACGATAGAGCCTTCTGCTGTTTCAATATCAAATGCGAGAGGGTTGTTATGGTTTGCTTTACTGATGTATTTATTATAGAACGTATCTAAATCAGAGAGGGTAGGTTCAATCCATATCTCTCTTTCAGTATGTTCTATTTTATTTGTTGAAGATTCATACTTAGCTTTCATTAAGTCCGAAGCTACATGAGGTCTCCATTTAAAATTCTTAACGACAGAGACAGGACTATAAGTAGCTAATACTTTATATGATTTGGAAAGAAGGCTTGTCATTAAGGTAGCCCCTCGGTATGTACCTACTTTATCTAGTCCTGTTACTGCCCACAAAGATAATGAACCCATTGCGATAATGATATTAGGATTGGCTTCTTCTATCTCTTTGTGTAATCGTTTGATGTCTTGCTCGTATTCTTGTTTAAGGTAACCTTCTTTAGTAGGTCCCCAGGGGGAACGCCACTCGGTTGTTTTGCACAAGCGTTTGTATTCATTACGCTTATGAAAAAAATATTGTGCTGTATTTTGGTGGGGCTTTAAAGGTATTGCATGGGCGAGTAAACAATCTTCGAGGGTGATACCAGCAATGTCACAAAGTTCGGCAAATACTTTTCCCGTGCCCCCTTGCAGGATTTTATTTGCTATTGCATCACTATTGGTAGGGTACTCGAAAACGAATGCAATCTTACACGACTCGGCTGATTGAGGTCGCTTAAGAGGAACTCGTTTATAGACTGCGTACTCGCCCATAAGAACTACTTCTTAATTATACGTTTGATGGACGCTTGAAGTATGTCCTTGTTTCTGCCAACCATTTCATGCTTGACAATTCCGCTGAAGGATTGACCAATGGCTTGCTCTAACAACTCACCAAATGATGAGTCAGCTTCCATTTCTAATCCCTTTGTAAGGAATGCTTTTAAAGACAACGCAGGATTATTTTGTTGCATTGCTTTAGGTGTAGCCCAAAACTCTATGCGAGTAGGCTCAGCATTCTGCAAATCCGATTCAGCTAAATCAGATTGAATCACACTAACTGCCTTACAGTTAATGCGAACTAATGGTGTTTGATTCTCCCCCACTCTATCCGAACGATAGGATGTGATAGTAAAATCATAGCTACCCTCTGGTAAAGTAACCGACTCTGGTACTTCACTAGGGGTCATTGATAAAAAGTCATTAACATCTGACATTATTTGCCTCCTTTATTACTTTGAGCATTCTTTTGAACAGCTTCAAATAACTTAGCCAAATCTAATTGAGCATTAGCTTCGACCAGGGATGGAGCTGTAATCTTTAGATCCATCTTGTGATCTGATACTGTTCTTAAGGTACGCTCAGTACCTTTGCTTGAAGACCGCGTGTCAATACGACATACACAGTTAAAGTACCTACCAATTTTAGTAGATAACTTTGAACCTACACTAGTAGGGTATGCTTTTGAGACACCTAAATCTCCTTCCATGTACTGCATATGCGTAGTAACTACTACGTTACACGGCACTTCCGAACCTGTTATATACTGAATAATATGTTGCACATCACGTGCCGCAGTTCCCCATTCTGGCTGACTTGGTTGGTCAGTTGGTTTCTTATTATTAAAAACCAGGGCACCACGTAACGCTGCCTCTCCCATTAATGTTAAACTATCTATAACAAGTACGTCTTTGTTAGTCCAGCTTTTGACTGGGCCTAAATCTTCATCTCCATCTTTCCAAGTTGTAATCATCTGAACACCCTTACGAAAAGCATTTGCTTGACCTAAGCCATCCTTTAATGTGACATAAGATACGCGTTGGACTGCGTCCTTATTTAAAAACTCTGGTAAGATAGAGAGTCCATCATCAAAATCTAAGATACGTAAGTTGTAACCTGCATTGGCAAGTGAGGCAAGTGCTGATGTTTTGCCTGCCCCACTATCCCCTACGAGCATTAACTTAGTGTAGTCTGCGGATTTATGTTTACTTATGTTTGCCATTTGTATCTCCTGTAAATGAAATGTTATTGTAGCACAGAATTAATTTCGTGTCAATCATTTTTTTCTTCCAATAAAACTTTGCCTAATGCGTATATCATAAAACCTACACCCACTAAAGCAAGTAGTATTAGTATCAATAATATATTGGTAAGGGTCATAACACTAACCCAAAAAATATATTTAAAACTACAAGCACAGCTATTATATTTAATAACGAACTGGTATTGTTATACCAACTGCGTGGTGCAGTATATGGTTTTTCTTTATATTGCTTTTGCATATTCCTCCTGTAAGTCTGGGTGTGGTTCTTTATCAAAGTCATTGTCCAGGAATAGGTTACGCCGGGACGGTGATGCCGAACACACTTCTTTAAATCTACAACCACCATAGTTGTTACACGCAGTAAAATCCGCAGGATAATACTGCTTGTTAAAATAATTAGTTGATACATCTAGTGTATGCATTGCGTCTTTATACCACTCATGAATTAAATCTGTTGGTACGTTATATACACTACGATTAAACCTAGTAAAGTGAACGCCTGTTTGAACTGCGTCAATAATAAATCCTGCTACGTCCAGACCTAACACTTCCCTGGCAGCCCAGATATAACTGAACACTTGATTGTTAGGCATGAAGTTACTAAAGTAATTAGAGTTAAGTGTACTCTTTGTAGTCTTTACATCACATAGATATAACTTACCATCTAGCTGTACGACTTTATCAATACGACCAGAGAATCTATAATCTCCATTACCAAATGGTACTTCAAATCTTTCCTCAAGACACGGCGACCCATCTGGCATAGTTGCTATCTCAAATAAATCTTCCCAATATTCTTCCGCTCTCCATACAATAGCACGTAAGACAGCAGTTAATCCTCGTGCTTTATCTTCAGATAAGTTTAATGACTCTCCAAATTCCAGGAGAACGTGCTTGATACTGGCAACCACAGCTTCTTCCTTACTTGCCCCCTTGAATTTCTCTGCATCAAGGACTTCAAATCCTTCGTGTACAGCAGAACCAAAACCTGTTGCCATACCATAAGTCTTTGACTTGTACCCCTGTAAGTTTGTATAGTTATATAAACGGGGGCATGATAAGAATGATGATAGACTTGAGGTATCCCATATCTTTTGGATAGGGTTACCGTCTTGTAGTATAAACTTTTTTAATCTATCTGGTTGTTCCATTATGTCTCCTTTACTAGCATATCTAGTACATTGGTTTCAAATTGTTTCGGCTTTGTTCTTGCCGCCTTGCTAGTGATACGCTTACCTGCTTGCTCTGTGGCCCTGATGTTTTCCCTGGTAGCTTTAAGATATTCCACAATTTTATTTATGTCCTCATCATTTTCAGCTAATTCAAGTGGGTCTTTCTCTAATAAGTCCACAGGTATTTGTAGTTCTTCTGGTTTTTCTTCGGTCATATTCTCTCCTATTTTTTTCTTACTTTTAATCTTAATCGTATTCGTCTACGATTCTTTCTCTTGCGAGAACCTATCTTTCGTCTCCCTTTATGCCCCTTTCTTTTTAAGTCTGCTCTACTCATTGCATTTTATAGGGTCAATAATTTTACTGCAATAAAACTCTTGTGCTTTTTTCTTATTAGATTCTTTCTTTAAGTTTTGTTTCTTAAGTATCTTTTCTTTTTTCTCTGGGTTCTGCTCACTCTCTAAAACTATTTTAGCAGTTTCTTTAGCAACAAAAAATGTGCAACCATATAAATTTCCTATCATAAATAAGACAAGGATAGTTGTCATTAACATGGTAATAAAATAAATAAAGTTATTCATTTAGTTTTGTAAAGGTTGCTTTGTTTTGTCCAGGAACTGGCATGATAGCACGCAACTCTGCATCAGGACTTGTGATAAGTCCTTCTGCTACATCAGGTGTTACATATCTTACTACATACTTACGCAGTTCTTTGCTCCACACTATACTAGCTTTCTTAAATAGTTCTTCGGCTTTGTCTTTACTTTCAGCTTCAACTATCCAATGCTGTGTATACATATGTGATGTCACTACATCATACTTCATGCTGTACCTCCGTAATTAAAATCTTTAAAGAGTTCTTGTTCTTCTTCCTCTTTTTTCTTATTAGCTTTTTCTAATTCATCTGCTATCCTTGTTAACTGAATAACAATATTCATTAGATGTTGCTGTGTCGTTGTTTGATTTTTCATAGTGTCTCCTATTTAAAAGTTAATGATATACTATTATAAGAAAATGTCAAGCACTTTCTTACACATACCATGTTAATATTCCAACCAAGAATATAAAGATAGCTACTGCATTAACTACCATCATTGCTCGGTCATGCCACATATAACCTACAACAAACCAACCTGTCACTCCCACTAAATGAAAGCCCAAGTTGATAGGTGTAAGGTCAAGGGCTGTTAATACCATACCAATTAATAGTATAATACTAGCAGTCCATTTAATATACCAAGACGCTCCATATCCTGGTGTTACTTTATGTATTTTCATTTCTCTCTCCTTAATGTAATGTTGGTTTAACTAAACTCCCATTCTTTAGCCAATCACTTTCGTCTATATCTTTGTCGCTCTCTATGTATGCTTCAATCATTGGACCTTTCTCTAAAA